GGTTTCCCGCGTCTCGAGCGTGAACCTTCGATTGAGAACCGGGGGCTTCACACCGCACCTCCGCCGAAGAGCCTGATCGTGCGGTAAGGCTCGATCAGCGTCGTCACGGTCGCGGGAAGCGCCACCGGAGCGGCGTTGTGATCGAGGCGGTGGTCGTAGAGGTAGGCCGCGAGATGAACCACCGCCTGGGCGATGTTCGCCGGCACCTCCTCCCAGGTCGCACCGTATCCGGCCTCGAAATCGATCTCGGCCGTGCCACCCACGGGAATGCTCGGCAGGATCAGCCCGCGTGCCCGAAGCTGCGGGCGGTGGGCGTCGGGCACCAGCGCATAGGTTTCCGGCGCGGCCTCGGTCGCCGTGCCGGCCTGGTCGACGATCCGAAGGGCGGTCAGCTCGGCGACGGGCGCCACCGGCAGCGCCTGCCGCGCAAGATCCCGCCATGCGGTCAACGACCACCTGTAGGGGCGCCGCAACAGCACCTTTCCGGTGCGGGCCTCGACCGTGGCCAGCGCCGAGCGCAGACAGGTCGCGAGAAGGCCGTCCTCGACCCCGCCTTCTGCAAAGCCGGCGCCGAGGCGCAGATGGTCGCGCAGCGCCGCCACGGGAAGTGCGGTGTCCGGCACCGGAGTAAGCTCGACAAGTACCATGTGCGTCTCCGTCAGTCGGCGAAAGAAACGGGCCGGCCTCGCGAAAGCGGGCCGGCCCGACGGGCGATCAGGCGGCCGAGAACCTCAGCACCTTGATCGCGGCGAAGTCGCTGACGTCCCCGCCGACGCGCTTCGTGGCATAGAAGAGCACGTTCGGCTTGGCAGAGAACGGATCGCGCAGGATACGCAGGTCCGGGCGCTCCGCGACCGTGTAGCCCGCGGAGAAATCCCCGAACGCGATCGCCGCGGCACCCGTGACGATGTCGGGCATGTCCTCGGCGATCAGCACCGGGTAACCGAGAAGCCGCGCGGGCTCCCCGGCGGATAGCCCGTCCGACCAGAGGAACCGGCCGTCGGCGTCCTTGATCTTGCGCACGGCGCCCGCGGTCTTCGAGTTCATCACGAAACTCGCGTTCGCGCGATACTCCGCGCCCAGCGCATAGACGAGGTCGATGATGCTGTCGCCCGGTCCGCCGGTCTCGAAGTCTCCGTCCACGCCCGATGCGACATAGCCGATATTGCCCCAGCTCCAGGTGTCGTTCGCCACCAGCGGCTTGGTGAGAAACCCGGTCGGCTTGTTCACCCCGTTGCCCGAGATGAACGACGCGGCCTCGGCACGGGCGAACTTGTCCGCGATCCGGCCCGCGAGCCAGCCCTCGACCTCGAAGGCGCTGTCATCGAGAAGCCGCTGGGACACCTTCGGAAGTGCGGACAGCTCGTGGAGCGGAATGGTGATCCGCTCGAGCTGGCCGGTCCCGGTCTCCGTCGAGGCCGAGAGTTCGTCGGCCCAGCCGGTTTCAAGCTCGCCGTGGTCGATCAGCACGTCATAGGCGGTCGCCTCGACATTCACGACATTGGCGATCTGTCGGATCGACGCGGTCGACCTCAGCACCGCCTTCACGGTCTCGGCGGTCTGCGGGTCGACGAGATAGCCGCCATCGGCGGCCACGGCCGTCGACATCGCCTTGCCTTCGAGTTCGAGGCCGCGCAGCGCATCGTCGTCGCCCGACCGGATATAGGCCGAGAAGGCCTTCTGGTGCGGCGCGGTCTCGTTCGCCGAGGCCGACAGCGCCGGACGGCGCGAGACTTGGGATTTCCGGTCCAGCATGGTCAGTCGCTCTTCCTGTTTTTCAAGACGTTCATTGATGTCGGAAATGAAGCCGGCCAGCGCGGTCTTGACCTCACTGGCCGGGCTCTCGGAACAGGGCACATCCCGCCCGGCCCGAGACTTGCTCTCGGTGTCGCTCATCGTTCTTCCTGAGGTTGGTGTTCTACTGGCTCAGTCGCGGGCCAGCATGCGGCGGGCATCGTCGAACGCACCCGCCAGATCACGCATCAGGGTCTCGTCCGGGGTTTCCCCCTTCGCACCCACCCGCGCTTCGGGAAGCATCGGGAAGGTGACAAGCGACACCTCCCAGAGCTCCAGCTCCGACAAGAGCCTTCGGCCCTTGCCATCCTTTTCGGCCCTCACGGTCCGGTATCCGATGGAAAGGCCGTCGATCGCGCCAGCCTCGACGAGCGCCGCAGCCTCCCGGGCCCGGGCCACATCCGTCAGAAGCCGCCCCTTCACGTAAAGGCCTCTGGCGTCCTCGCGCACCTCGTCCCAGACACCGATCGGCTCGGTGGGGTCGTGCTGCCAGAGCATCTTCACCCGGCGGCCCTCGGCGGCGAGCCGGTTCAGGGACGCCCCGTAGGCCCCCGCCGAAACGACATCGCCGCCAGTGTCCTTCGCCCCGAAAAGCGAGGCGTACCCCTCGATCGTGGCGCCGCCGACGAGCGACAGTTCCGCCTCGGCGGCGCAGAACTTCCGCTCAAGCCCCAGATCCGCATATCCCATGGCCGTCTCCTTCACGCCTGATCCTCGCCCGGAAGGGCGGGCAGCCCCAGAAGCGCACGCTTCTCCGCGTCGGTGAGAAAATCGGCCCCCGCCACGCGCCGCCACTGCGCCTCGCGCTCGGGACCGAGGGCGGGCACCTGGTCGAGGTCCGGCGCAAGCGTCACCGTCTCGCCGTCGAACCCGGTGAGCCAGCCCGAGAGAGCCGCCGTCACGCGGGTCGCGAGCGGCAGCACCGTCAGCCGGTAGAAGGCCCGGTTCGCCTCCTGGTAGTTGGCGTAGGTCGCGTCGCCGGGAATGCCGAGAAGCATCGGCGGAACCCCGAACGCGAGCGCGATCTCCCGCGCCGCCGCCTCCTTGGTCTTCTGGAACTCCATGTCGGAGGGCGAGAACCCCATCGGCTTCCAGTCGAGCCCGCCTTCGAGCAGCATCGGCCGTCCGGCGTTCCGCGCGCCCTGGTGGTGCGCCTCCATCTCCGCGAGCAACCGGTCGTACTGGTCCGTCGTCAGCGTGCCCTGTCCATCCGCGCCCTGGTAGACGATCGCACCGGACGGCCGCGCGGCATTGTCCAGAAGCGCCTTCGACCAGCGCGATGCCGAATTGTGCACGTCCACCGCCGCCGCCGCCGCCTGCATCGGAGAGAATCCGTAGTGATCGTCCTGCGGATGGAAGCTCTTGATGTGACAGACCGGCGACCCGCCCTCGCCCGCCGCGAAGCGGTGGGTCTTTCCGCCCACCGAATACTCGTAGGCCACGGGCCACCCATCCGGCCCCGGCACCACGCTCATCCGGTCCGAGCGCAGAACGTGAAGCTCCACCGGCAGACCGCCGTCGCCCACCGCCTCGATATAGGCATTCCCCGTCAGGAGAAGCTGCGCGTAGATCGCCTCGAACATCTCCGCCCGCCCCTGCGCGGCATTGGGTGAAGCGAAAAGCCCCAGCCGCGGATGCTCCGCGAACCGCCGCTGCGCATCCTGCAGCACCACCGGCAGCGCGGCAGCCGCCTCGGCGATGAGCTTCACCGACCGGAACCCCACCGGGTTGCCCTGGAACCCGGCCCGCGTCAGGCTCGGGATGTCCCGGGGGCTCCACGCCACGCGGCCCGACCCGCCCCACGCGATCACCGGCCCCGCCGCCGAGGCCTTCACCTCGGAGGGCGCATCCTTTCGCTTCAGAAAGTCGAACATGAGAGACAATCTCCTTTTCCGGCGACGCGTCCCCGCGCTGCCGACCGGCCCCGCAGGGCCCGTTCCATTCCGTTGACTCCAACTCAGCCGAGCGTGCGCACCTGCGGCCGCCGCCACGTGGCGGCAGGCTCGATCATCAGGTCGTGAAGCGCCCAGACCAGCGCATCGACCCGGTCGGGACTGCCCTGGCCCCGGTAGCCCTGCGCCGTCATCTGTCCCATCTCCGCCTCGAGCATCCCGAGCCCCGGCACATGGGTGACCCGGCCCTGCTCGTAGAGCGCGGCCGCCGGCTCGGCCCGGGCGACCTTGCCCCGGCTCGCGCGCACGGCCCGGAACGGCACCAGCGGGTCCACCTGCCGCACGACCTGCTCCACGAGGTCGCCGCCCTGGTTCACCTCCGCCACGATCCGGTCCGCGCCGTGGGCATGGAACGCCGCCACCGCCGCCCGCGCCCACATCATCGGGCTCGCGCGGTGCACCGTGGCGTCCTCGAGCACCACCGCCCGCCACTCGGGCGGCGGCCCTTCGGTCGCTGCCCCCACCACGACGATCCCGCAACTGTCCGAGTTCGCATTGCCGGTCACCGGAGGGTCGACGGCGACGACGACCCGACCCGGCGTCACGTCTCGCTCCCGCACCGCCCGGTCGAGCGTTTCGCCCGACCAGAGCGCCCCGTCGAGATCGGCGAGGAACTCTCCGTCGAGTTCCTGCCGGCCAAGCCGCGTGCCGTCGTAGCGCGCCCGCACCGCCTCGAGGAACGAGGCTGCGAGAAAGGCCGCGTTCTCCTCGGTTCTCGCCCGCGTCGTCACCGTGGTGGCGTTGTCGAGGATCGCCTTCAGGATATCGAGCTTTCTCGGTGTGGTCGTGATCACTTGGCGCGGCCTCTCCCCGAGCCTCAGCGCGAACTGCAGCATGTCCCAGGTCGCCTCGGCATTTCGCCATTTGCCCAGCTCGTCGCACCAGGCCGCATCGAATTGCGGCCCCCGGAGCCGCTCGGGGTCATGCGCCGAGAACGCCTGCGCCTCCGCCCCGTTCGGCCAGACGAGCCGCCGCCGGCTCTCTTCCCATGCGGGGCGCCGGTCGGGCGGCGAACAGGCAATGATGCCGCTGTCGCCGAACACCATCACGTTTCTCACCTGCTCGAGGGTTTCGCCCACGAGCGCCACCCGGCTCGACCGTCCGGCATCCCCGGCTTCGGGGCCTTCCACCTCCGCGCGCACCCACTCGGCCCCGGCCCGGGTCTTGCCCGCGCCACGCCCGCCGAGGATCACCCAGCTCCGCCAGTTGCCCTCGGGAGCGAGCTGATGCGGGTGCGCCCAGAAGTCGAAGAGATAGGGCAGCGAGGCGAGGGCGTTAGGGCTCAGGTTCGACAGAAATTCCTCCTGCACGTCCATCGGCGCGGAGGCAATCCAGGAGCCGCCCGACTTCAGTCCGGGCGGCAGCAAGGTCAAGCGGCGCGGTGCCGAACGCGCCGGTTCGGCCATAGACATCGGTTTCAAATTTCTGCCTTTTTCAAATTTC